TGGCGATCAATCAGTACACGGAGCGGTTGCGAACGGAGAATGGACAGCGGCCGGTACAACTTACATATCTGCCTTTGTCTACGGTGGCGCCGGCAACATCGCCGAAACAATCGGCGATGTTGCCGGCGCCACCGTAGACAACGGCAGATACGTAAGTTGTACCGGCCGCTGTCCATTCTCCGTTCGCAACCGCTCCGTGTACTGATTGATCGCCAGCGTGATCCTTCGGCAATGCGCATCGATAATCGCCGATGCCGCCGTGACCCACGCTAGGCCAGTCGTTGCTTCCAGCCCATACGTCTCATATTCCGATGGTTGCAAATAATTCATGATGGGTTCTCAGTTCTAGATAGTAGGGAGTCGGGTGGCCCACTCATCGCGCGCTTTGCGATGAGTGGGCCACCCGAGCGTTCGACTACCGGTCTACTAGCACTTCGTAGTGCGCATAGTTCGCGCCTTTCACCACTATGCCGCCAAACTTCACGACGACACTTTGCGTCATCAGTGTGCTCGGCAGTCCCAGCTTGAAGATCCGCGGATTCGGTTCCGTCAGCCAGTGGTACTCGATCAGATCCTCGGTCACGATGTAAGCCGGCAGCACAGCACTGCCACTTCCCGGTATGCCCGTATAGGGAAGGGCCCACTCCGGAATCAGCGGCAACTCGCCGGCTTGCGTGCTCAAGGCCTTCACGGTTAGTCCGCCCGTGATCTGCACCGTCGAGAGTACGACGTTGAACTCCGCCTTCATCTCGCGGTCGATCAGGTCGAGCAATACCGGGTTCGCATAGATCGCCGTTGGCCGCACGTCGAACGACGAACTTGAGACCATATCCGCGATCGTGCTTTTCAGCCCGTCTACGATGCTCGCCGTGGTTCCGATGGTGACGGTGTTTCCACCTGCCTCGATCTGTCCGATGGCTCCGAAATACTGCGGCGTCGTCGGATTGCTCAGCGAGGTGTCGTTGCCGTTCCACAGCGCCACGTCGTGCGTACGCAATAGCCCATCCACTGAGTCCGCCAGGTCCTTCGCCTGCAGATATGCGAACTGGCTCTGCTGTGTACCCACCTCCATGTCAAACAGGTTGTAGTTGATCTGCGAGACCAGCGCCTTCAGCGGAACCGTGCGCTCCAGTCGCGTCGGCACCTGCAGCGTCGGCTGAATGTTCCGCGGATCGACGAATGCCTGCGTCGCGGTGGGCGAAGGAATTGCCGTTTCCTCAAAGAACCGCGATGGTTGGCCCGTCGCCGGGACCTGTTTTATCCGTTGTCCAAACACGCCGCGCCGCCGCACAATGTCGAAGATCTCGGTCTGATACCGATTAATCTCGATCGCGCCCGGCCCCAGAAAGTCCGCTGCTGCATGCAAGTCCAGAAAATTCGCTTTCATGTCTTCTCCTCAATTGAGTTTCATTGCCGTTCTTGCCGGCATTTGTTTCAGCTTGTCGTCGTGAGCGACGCGCAGGATTTATCCCTCGCTCGACTTTAGGAAAGCGTGCCCAGGATGTTGTTGGTGAGGGTGAGTGCCGGATCAGCCGCGTCGAGGTTGGCGGCCATGAGTCGCAGCGCTCGCTTCAGGTCGGCCCCGGTCGCCGCCGCCGTGCTGGCCATGCCGGCAAGGTCGGTGTTGTCGGTGGCGTGCGCCTTGGCGAGGCTGGCTGCGGTGAAAGTGGATCCAGCCAGGGTGTGAAGGTCGGTGATAAGCTCCGTGCTATTGGCCATGGTGGTATCTCCTTCTTGGGGCGGGTCTTGTTCGCCCAAATAAAAAAGACGCGAGTTAACTCGCGCCCTTGTGACTAGCAACCAACGACAAACGACAAATGACTGACTTCGACTTAATCGATCATCCCCGCCCGCGCTAGTTCAGCTTTCACAGCGATTCGCTGTTCTACGCTCAGCGCCGCAAGCGTTTTATTAAGCAGCCCTGGATCCATCCGTTCGCCTTCGATTTCGTTCTTTCCGATCAGCGCCGACACCACCGGTGACAACGTCTTCCGCGCCATCCGCGACGCCTGCGCTTTCAGATCTGCATTTGACTTCTCCAGTTGCACAACGCGCTGCTGCAAGTCGGTTCCAGTCGCTTCCGCCTGGTGCCGCTCGGTTGTTTGTGTAATGTTCTCCTCGACCGCTGCGACGATCCGGTCCACTTTCGCGTTCAGCATCTCCTGCTGCGCGTCCAGCTTTCCTAATACGCGATCAAGTGTCTCCGTGGCTGCGGCCAGTCGCGCCGCTGCCGCCATCATCTGCTGCACCATCTCTTCGTTCATTCGTTTTTCCTCCCTGGTTTGACTCGCACTTTATTTGTGACCCAGCCCGACTTTGCTTCGCGAACGGTCGCGGCTTCAGCCGCGCCGTAAGTTCCGTAAAATGATTGGCAGTTTAGCCGCTGAGGCTACTGCTGCTCTACCCTAGTTCGATCCACGTCGCGCGATACGCCGCTTTATCCCTCCGCAGCACCGCTGCCCCCGTAAAGGTCACCCGGTTCAGTACCCACACGCTTGCCGCGATGTCTTCCACCAGTGCATCCGTAATCTCGTACGACATTCCGAGCCCCTGACGTGTGGCACGAACATGTCTGTCTGCGCTATCCGGCCCCGCGGATACCGATCCACCTGGCCGCGGCGGTCTGCCGATCTCCGCTACGATCTCAGGAAAATCCCGCGCATACAAAAATCCACCGACCTCAATCAGGCGCCCCACAATTTCAGCTCGCGTGATCACCCCAATCTTCCGCCGAGCATCGTGACGATCCAGCGCCGGCGAGTAATCCAGCCCCATCCCCATCAGCGATGGGATTGCCGCCTCCGCTGCCCGCCGGGTCAGCAGCACTCGATGCCCCCGCGCGCCCGACGGTGCCTTGTCCGATGCAACATCCACGATCGTCAATACTCCTCGGAACGCTGCCCGGTTCGGATGCCCATATACCGCCGGCATCTCAATCGCCATCGACTCCAGTGACAATCCCATCCTTGATCTCCTCGTACCTGCGCGCTTTACCCGCTCCAACCTCGGCGTCCATCCAGCAATCAGATTAGGAGTCCCAGGTGTTAGGTCTCGGGTTTCGGGAAAACCAATTGCCGCTCAGTTTTGTTCCTGAGACCTGACACCTGCGACCTGAGACCTGTTTCAAACAATCTCGGCCAACCCTCGAGCCCGTCTTACTTCGTTCACCGTGACGACTCCATTGCGCAGAAGGATCTCGTCGATCTGCGCCTGCTCCATTTCGTCTTGGACATCGAGGTCGACGAATACAAACTCCAGGTCCGTCCACCCGAGCCTCTTGGAAATCGCATCCCGCGTCAGATACTCGGACACTAGCCGAGCCGTAGGAACAATCGCCGACCGGAACGCCAACTCACTCATCTCTCCTGCTGTCGATTGGTTCACATCTTGCTCTAATCCCAGAAACTGCGCCGGCAGGTCGAATGCATCCGCGATTATCCGCAACAAGAATTCCTGCCAAGCCAGCCGGAGGTCTGCGTCCGTCCCGGCCGCGAACCGCAGCACCTCCGGCTTCGACTCGGCCGCAATGATCGGCACGCGCCCCGTGCCCTCAATCTCGTCCTGCCACCACCGGATCAGCCGCTCATGATGTGTCGGAGTTAGACCCTGCACCCAAAGCGCATACTGCACCACCGAATTTGAAGCCAGCCGCCCCGCATACCGGTATGCGCTCAAGAATGAATTAATGGTTTCGAACGCCACTTCCAAACGGCCCAATCCGAATGGAGTGTGCGTCCGTGGATTCAGCCGTATGTAACTCAGCTCGTTATCGTCCAGGACGATCTGTCCATCCGCCCCATACAACCCTGTCACCTGCGCATACCTCGGCGAGTCCGGACGCCCGTCCCAATCCGTCATAATCCGTATGGTCGCCCCGTCCACCGGCCACATCACCAGAGGCAGCTTGTCGGCAGAGTCTAGGGTCCATCCGTCAACCAAATCGAGTTCAATCGCGCCGAATCCACCAACAATCACATCCTCCAGCACCTGCTCCAGCAGCGAGCGGAACGAGTCATCCGGATTGGGAGCCTCAAAATTTTCGGTCAGCACTTGTATTCGCTGCGTGCCATCCGGAATCTGATCCAGCGCTCGCCCACGCCGCGGCTGGATGCGCCATCGCATCCCAACAATCCGGTCCTTGATCGCGTTAATCGCCCGCCGCGCCACCGGCGTCTCCGCGAACCGCCGCAGATTCGCCGGCGTCGGCTTCGGCACCAGAGTGTGGGCTGCCGGCATGCCAGCTCGCGAGAAACTCGGGTAAGAGAACGGAGCCAGGTTCGACCCCGCTCCCGCCGTCCGCCGTCCGTCGCGCCCGGCAAACAAATTCGTGGGAAGTAATTCCCGCAAAGACACTTCTCCCACCCGGCGCATCGCGCCGCGAACCCTTTCTCGAATGTTCATGGTCTCCTCGTCTCGTGTGGTTGTGTGGGGACGGGCGCCCTCGCGAGCCTGCCCTGAGCGAAGCCGAAGGGTCCAAGCCGAAGCGCAGCTCGGCAGTTGCTCGCGGCCACAACAACTTTGGACTTGCTATAAGTGTTGCTCAGGTCCCTCGTTCTGCTCAGGGCGTCTGCGGTAGTTTGTCCGCTAAAACAGAACGGCACAGCTTTCGCCGTGCCGTGTGCTCACTTCTCTGTGGATATCGCGTGTTATCTAACTTCTAACATCCAGTCTTACGCCCGCAGCTCCCGCCGCACCTCGCCCGCGATCTCGGCCATCTCTTCCACCGTCCTCACCCGCACCGAATTCTGCTCCAGCATTCCGATCGCGAACCGCGCCGTTTCCTCCTGCATGGTAATCTCTCGGTCCAGCACCGCCGTCAACGAAGCCTGCATTTGTTCCCTTCGCATCCCCACCTCAATCCGCGAATATCGATATGCCAACGCCAGTGCCTGGTCCGCGTTCGTCGCCACGGAAACCGCGTGGAACATTCTCACGTCGTTTCCGACTCGATATCCAAAATCAATACGGGACGGATCGCCCATTCCCGTGTACTTGTCTACATCCAAATTTCTTTTCATCAGCTCCAACACACCGGCATTGGCGAAAGCTTCTCTCATCTTCTCCACAATCGCCGCCCGCCCCGTGCGTTGCTGAGCTCGCTCACCGCGCTCTATTGGTACCAGATACATCGAACTCAGCACCTCCATCTCCTTCGCTGGATCCTCCGTCAACACCGCCTTAGCCGGAGCCACATCGATCATCGTCCCAAATCGTTCGTTCATAAGCTGCATCAGATCTTCCCGCCGCCGCAAACTCCCCAGCCTTCCACGGATCTCGCTCTCCACCAGATCGAATAACTCCAACTCCAGATCCGGAGCCACGCACTGTAGCATCCTCCAATCGTGTGTAAACCGCAGCTCGGCAAATCCGCCATCGCTCTCCAGCAATAACAGGCCCACCGTAACGAAATCGTCGCGCAGAGCATGCGGCAAGAATCGCAGCAGGTAAAGTTCGAGTTGTCGCTTTTCACCCATCAACACTCACGTAGGGACGGACGCATTCGTCCGTCCAGCCGAGCGCAGCTCGGCAGCTCAAGCCTCACTTCCCCACTCCGGAAACGGCCTCCGCGGCGACCCTCGAAACGCCAGAATCAACTCCCGCACTATAGCCTTCCTCTCGATCAGCCGCTGCACCAGCGCCTCCAACTCATCCCAAGACCCGCCGTACCAAGCCGGAGGTATCTCTCCCGCCACTCTCCAGATCGCATCCTCGTCCAGCTTCTCGATCCGCGACAACCAGGGCTCGAAAGACTCCCACCCGCTCACCCGCGCATACACTTCATTCCTCGGATACACGCCTCGCAGCGGAAAATCCGGAAACGTCCACTCTCCCGCATTAAAGCAGTACCCCTGATCGATGAACGATGCCGAGTACTTCTTCTCCCGCAGCTTCCGCCAGAAAGCCGCCTGCCGTCCATCGGCATTGCACGTCCATTTATCCAAAGCCAGGATTCCTGCAAACGTACCCAGATTCCGTACCCGGTCCAACATCTCCGGAGGCAAGTAATCAAGCACCTGCCCTTCCACCGGACTCACGACGTAGCGCGACCCGAACTGCAGTCCTGCCTCCACCTGAATGGCGCGGCTTCCCAACACAATCGTCAGTTCCGCCGTGTGCTCCACCAGCCACGGCCGAACCTCCACCACCTCCGCCGTCGGCACCGGCAGTCCCACTCGCTCCGCAAGCCGCGTCGCCAGAAACTCATTCGCCAACACCCGCTCATGCTGCGGATTATTTCGAAACTTCACAACGTAGTAATTTCCGTCGTCGCAGCGCATCAAATGGCCCTGCGCTCCGCCTCGCATCCTCTTGACGTGTTGGACTGCGATGGTCGGCATGAGTTGCATCAAACCTGGGAAAAGCCGCTTTATGGAAAAGCCGAAACTCTGACAGCCTTGCACTCTACCCCCTGCGCCGGGTTCCTGCCTGTGACCGCCACCACATCGAAAATGTTCATTTTTTCCATAGGGTCTCTCATCCCACAGGACGCTCCGTGCGCCCTGCCTCCCCCTTCCGCACCGCCCACGCTATAGCCATCGCCATCACGCAATCGTCATGCGTTCCCGCCGCCGCCCCTGTATTCCCGTCCGCAAACCGTACAAACGTCCGGCACTCGTTCAACAATAGCCTGCTCCGGAACAGCCCCGGCTCCTCGATCAACGCGTCCCCCAGATTCTCAATCATCCTCGGACGGCTGACTGCCGAAGTCCACCACCCATCCTGCCCTTGCTGCTTGTATACCTTTGGATACCCCGCCGTCTGCAGATGCGCCAGCACGCCAGACCCGTGATTATTCCGCTCCACTGCCAAAAGCGCCGTGTTGTATTCCTTTCCCAGTTGCACCAGTTTCAGAGCAAACTCCCGCGGAGGCCAATGTCCATGCAATTCCGCGCATTGCGTTCCCAACTCGCGGTCAATCACTTCCGCGCAGGAGTAATCGCCCTCAGTCCCGCCTCCCGCCGGATCGGCTCCGATCACGTACTCCCGCCCCGCCTGCGTCGGCAACCAAATCGTCAGCCGCTCGTTGTCCCGCAACTCCAACGCTTCGCCCGCCCCCTCCAGAGCCCGCCCCACCGCCGCTAGCTCGAAGACGCATTCTCCCGACACCCGGAAACACGAGACGTCGTCCTCGGCATACTCCTGCCGCGCAAGTCCACGCAGTGGTGCCCATTGTTTCCGCCGCCACGCGATCTGTTCGTTACTGATCCCGTTACTCTGCAGGGCCTCCTCTTCTTCTGTGAACGGAGGTTCCGCCCCCGGCTCAATCACGTACGCCGCGTCGTACCACCACGGAAAAAAATGTCGCGTATATCCCGTATCCGCCGCCCGCTGCCACTCCTCATAGAACAATCCACCCGCTCCGTTCGGAGTCGACTCCAGCACGATGTTGCCTCCCGGCACTACCGCCGCTCGCAACGACGCCAGCGCCTCGTCGCCTTTTCGCCCCCACCGCGAAACTTCGGAGCAATGCAGGTTCTGGATCGTTCGCCCTCGTCCCGTATTTTCGTCCGCTGATGCCACGCAGTACTGACTATCCAACTCGGGGAACACCAACTGCCGCGAGTTGCATCGCGATGTCCGCAGGGCCCCCTTGCGCCAGCCCTCCGGCAGATTGGTCCAGAACCGATGGACAATCTGAAAAAGATCCTCTGCCGCCTCCCGGTTATGCGCCACCTGCAGGCTCAGCGTCCCTCGCTGCGTGGTCGTTTGCACAAAAAATCGCGCCGCAATATACGTCGTTATGCCCACCTGACGCGCTTTCAACACGATATTCTGCTTCGTGCATTGCTGCGAAAACTCCTGCTGCGCGCGGTTCAATTTGAATCCGTGCTGACGGATCGTCTTAGTGCGGATCTTTAGATTTTCTTCGATCAGAAAATCCCGCAGCGTCGGCACCCACAACTTCCCTAATCTTTCCTGTGCGCGCCTCTCCTGGGGTTGGTCTAAGCTTTTCCCCAACAACTCCAAATGCTCGGACCCAAAATCAATCGTCAAAGCAACCAGCCACTGCAGATTCCCACTTCAATGCGTGGCGCTGAAGTTCTCCGGCACAAACGCGTACGCCCCAATCTCCCACCCCGATCCATTCGAGTTCTGATTAATCCCCAGTAAGTCGTATTGATACTCCGCACCTAGATTTAAGCCCACGTCTCTCACCGGCGAATTCACTGTCGGACGAAAATCCGCCTCGACGCCACTCGACGGACAAACATGGTAACTGCCCGCCACATAACCGGATGGCACCACATCGTTCGCCTGGCACGACAAAAGAAAATTCACCATCTGCGTGTTCGATTCCAGCGTCGCGCCTCCTTGAACGAACGCATCCATGAAGTTCTCAACTTCATCTGGCCGTAATTCATTCACATGCCAGAAGTATCCGATCGGCCGTCCCCAGAGTGCGTTCTTGAATAAATCCTGACTGACTCGGTTTCGCATCTGTTGATATGTAAGACCCTGGTAGTTAGGTACAATGCCCTGACTTAGGACGTTGAACACGTCATATCCTGAAGCCAGCGTCGTATTTGCTCCGCAACATGGCTTCAGGCTGCCGTTCCCCCGTACCCCCACATAACCCAGGCTGGAGGCAATATTCTCGGTCACCGGATCCTCGTAAGTCCCCGGCATCACATACACCCGTTGTGTGGGCAGCCCCGTGAAATTAAGGTTCATCCACCCCTGTGCCCAGCTCATTTCTTCTGTTTCCAACTGCGTTTCGTCAAAATCCAGGTTTTGCGCCGAACTCTGAATGTTCATATTCGTCACGTTGGCCAGCGAAATGCTGCGCGCCGCGCTCTTCGCGTTCGCATCCTCGGTCACGGAAAACACTCCCCGGTCTTGCAGCGTGTAGAAGATCCCGCCGATCGTGTCCAGCCCGGTGGATGGCTGCCCCGGCGGCGCCGGCGTCAAGTTCCAGTTAATATCGGCTGCCGGATCGTCCGGGCTCGTCGTTACCGTCAACGTCGCTTGGCCCGGGGCAGGATGTGTAATGTTCAAAGTCACGCTCGACGCGATCGTCCCCGTGTACTGCAAGTTCTCAAACGCATGGCACGGCACCGGAAATGGCCCCGTCGGTCCACAGCTGGATGCCGGCGGATTCCAATACTCGTGCGATATCGAATGGGTATTGACGTCCCATCCGGAGTTAATCCAACCTTGCACCTCACCGATAATCCCCTGCGAAAAGTCTCCATCGGTTACCACCGCAATCGAAAGGGGTATACCTTTGGCAGTCATAATTGGCAGCAGTCCGCTGACATAAGCGTCGCTGTATTGCACCAGTCCTGGATCGTCGTAACTTATCGTCGTATATGCCGGCCAGCGGTGCCACTGCCGAACCCAGGGCGGCGTTTCCGCCGCGATATTGTGTGCCCCGGCCGTCGGTCCGGGAGTTCCCGAGGTATCTACCGTAATGGCAGTTGCCAGATTGTTGGCGTACAGGTGGCAGTAGTCATAACTCACTGCCCCCTCCACGTTATCCACGATCCCGTATGCGCGATTCGCGTACGCGCGACAATTCTTAATTTCGAAAGCGCATCCGCCGCTGCTGCATCCGTTAAAGTAGTAACCCGCGTAGTTCATGTTGGCATCTGTGTTGTATAGATGGATGTCCACCGGCGTCCCGCTCGGATGTACGTAAAATCCCAGCGGCACCGCGCCGTTCTCCACTTCACTGTCCGCCACCATATTCGCAAGCCAAATGTGATCGCCCGCGCCCTGGACTTGCACTCCGTAGCTATCGAACCAGTCGATTTTCAGGTG